GTGTCTATGTTATCCTGAGGGTTCTGTGGTCTACGCCAATAATTAGTAGAGGTGGATGTTCCCAACGAGGATTGTGCAGCCGCCAGACTTGCAGCCTTAATCTGTACTTTCTCAAGGATCATTGGACATTTTTGGCCTTTGGTTACGCTGAATCGTTTCCATGTGTTTAGTACGGCGGACATTTGTGTTCTTGTCAGTTCCATGTTTTCCTTGTTGAAGATTGGGTTGATGGCTGTGTAGGTTTCGGTTTCGTCTACTTCTAGTTCCACATTGTCTAGGTTGAATCCGAAGTCCAGTATTTCCTCGTGCACATGTCCGATTTCTCGGTTTATGCAGGTTCGGAACACGGCCATGTTTTTGGTGGTGTCGTAGATTTCAAAATAGGAATCGTCTGGTATTACTGCGTTTGACCTTTTGTTCCCTTCTTCGATGGTGTTTTCTATTGTTATGAATGCCTTGTTTATGTCTCCGGCGGTGTCATCGACATTGTCCGGTAATACCCAGCTTTTCTCGTTTATTGTTAAACCGATATATGTTTTGGTCTTTTGGAGGCTGATGATGGTGGATTGGTTGTTGTTTTCGAAGTCCACATCGGAACCGCTCCAACATAATGGTTCTATTTCTGGGTCATCACCTGTGTAGACCAAACCATCTGTGCCTAACACTTCTAAACCATTTGTTATCCTGAATTGTACATTGGCGGGGTTGATGTTTGTTATTGGTGTGTAATCCTCGTCGAACTTTACAATGTCGTCCTCGGTTACCACGTCCTCGTATGGGTCTTCATTGATTAGGTTTCCTTGGCTGTCGTAGGTGTATGTGGTGTTGTCCACTTCCAGGAAATCATATTCAAGGTTTAATTCCCATGGTTTGGATACGTTGATGGGGTTAAGGAAGTCTAGGTAACGGTGGATTGTATTGTTTAGACAATCCTTTTCGTACCTTGTTACGAATATGTTACCGGTTTCCTCCTCAATGTACCTTAATAATGACATTAGGTTTATGTTCCCTGACAATCCAATCTTCCCATTATAATCGGATAAACATTTCTGCACCACACCAATATTAAAGTATTCACCGAACCAGTACAACAATGCATGCCAATTAACAACCACAGAGTATTCATCGTTGTTGTTATTTGTACTGAAGGTGAAACCATTGTTGGTTGTCAAGTCGCTTTGTGGGAATGGTGGAGCATAATTCAATTCTACAAGGACTTCCTCCATAGTACAGGTGAAAGTGTTCTCTTGGTACACATCCTGCACCACACTTGTATTGATAACATACAAACAATCATTAAGGTTACTGTCGCCGTGCACCCATAACTTGTTCCCTATCTTGAAAAGCTTCTTATCCTCTATCATGTCTTGGAACTTGTACTCGACTTCAAGGGTTCGGAGACCATCCTTTTCAATGGTCTCCGTTAAAGTGCATAGTTCCGGATCAAGGAATTGTATGAATTTTTCGTTGTTGTCTAGTATGGTAATGTTCATTGTATCTTCACCATCTTTCGTTGTAGGTTATTGTCCTGATTGTTGCGTTGGTTGCTTCGAATTGGTATTCTCCGTGTAGGCGGAACCAGTCGCTGTTCATGTCAACATATTTGCTTATGTCTATTCCGTCATCGGCGTCTTCGTCGGTTAGTAACCATACTTTTCGGTCTTCGCAGTCTATTTCTACGACTTTGTTGTTCCAGTTGCCGGTGTAACCGATGTTGAAGTTTTGTCCTGTCACTGTTTCGGTGATTTGTATTACTTCGTCATTGGGTTGTAGTGTTATGATTGGGTTTATTGCGGCTAGTCCTTGGACGTATCCGATGTTGTTGGTCACGGTGTTTTCTTGTGAGTAACTTGTCCCTGATGGTATTGTTAGTTTTGCGGTTACGTTGTAGCCGGTGATTTCGGTTTCGATTTCTAATGTTGATTCTATTATGTATTCGAAGTAACTGTTTGGGTAGTGGCTGAATTCGATGATTTTTGGTATTGGTCTGTTGTATTCGTCTTTGTCGTTGACTAGTAGTTTTGTGACTTGTCGGAGCATCGTTGCGCTTGTTTCTAGGTCGCATGAGTCTACGTTGAAGTTTAGTGTTATTGTTTTCTCCCTTATGTTTTGTCGGTAGGCGTCGTTGGTGTCTGTTCCGTCAATTGTTAAAAAGGAAGTGTCTGTTTCTAATCCTTCCGGTATTTCGACTGTGTCTATGAATGCTCCGTAGTAGGCTAGGTTTTCTCCTTCCACACTTACGCTTATTGTTTGTTTTTCTATCTTTTCGATGTAGAATGTGATTGTTATGTCGCTGATTTGTAGTGTGGATTCGTCATTGTTCAGTAGGTTTGTGGTTGATAGTTCGAGTTCCCAGTCTTCTAGTTGGGTCATGTCTAGGGTGTTGAATCCCCATAGGTCTCCTAGTCCTCCGATGTTTAATGTGTTTATGCTGTCGATTGTGTAGTCTGCGTCTTGTAGTACTATGCTTCTTTGTCCTACCATTCCGTTGGGTGCTCGGAGTTTTGCGTATACGATTAGGTTGTCGGTTTGGTCTATGTTTCCGTTGATTTGTACTCCTCGTATTGCGTATTGTGTTCCGGTTCCGTAGTCTTGGTCTAGTGGTAGGTTGTATAGTATTACTGGGTTGCTTTCTTGGTATGCTTGTAGTGTGATGGTGGATATTCCATCATTTTCCTCGTAGTCGATTAGGTCCCTTATTGGTATTGGATAATTACCATTACTTAATCGTTCTTTGTATACTGTTTTCTCGATGATGCATGGTTCGTTGTATGTTATTGTCCCCATATCATAATCATAGGTTGTGGTTTCGGTGTAGTCTCCGGTTATTATGATGTATAATGGGTAGTTTTTGTTGTAGGTGAATTCGCATTCTACGTTGTTGTATGTGTTGTGTCCGGCGGTGTTGGTGCTCCAGTAGTCTGCGTTTTCGTAGATTTCGGTTATGGTTAGGTTGTCGTAGTCGGTGGTGTCGGTTATTGTTTCTATGGTTTCGTTGTCTACTGTTGTGGTGGTTATTGTGATGTTGTCTAGGATAGGATTGTTAAACACACCGATACGGAAACTTTCACCCCAGTTTAAAGGGTAGGTTTCTTGGGTTATGGTTTTCATATTTGATTGTACCACGTAAGGATATTCGTGTCCTAATCGGTGTAGTTCTTCTTCGGTTAGTTCGAGTAATGTTAGGAAGGGTGTTGAAAGGTTTTTCGGAGTACACCTAATCTTATATTGTTTAACATAAGCCGGATTAGGGGATAATTCTCCACCAACCACCAATATGGTGAAATCACCAACACTTGTCGGTTTTAAAATACTCACCAAATGCCCTTCATCATCAAACAAATCATCCTCCAAGGCAACCGGAATCCAAGCAATCATTGGGTAGAAGTTATCATCAGGGAATCCTTCATTATACTTGAAATACATTGAAGAGGCAAAAGCATTATGAGACCAATCAGAACCAGTATTCTCGAAATCATCATTGACAAAAGCACCAATCGCAGATACTTGTTCTTGCTCTTCTTCCGTGAACAATGTATCAATACAAAACTCCTCATCCTGCTCAATATAAATTATATCACTAGTCGCAAGACCATCATTCTCATCAGTAACAGTAATTCCAGGGTCTGTTTCACTGCTCGGAGTAGGCACCTTCTTCCTTATAGTAGCAGTGAAATTCTTGGTAGTACTCAACAAAGACTCCACCAAAGTAAAAGTACCAGTATACGAATCCACACCACTCGGGAAAGTAACACCAGTACTAAAAGTGAAATCCATACTACTACTACCAACCTTACTGGACAATTTAGGATTCCAAGTCAAAGTCCGACCATTAACCACACTCACAACACCAGAACCCTTACAAGACACATAACTAAAACCTGACGGAGCAGACAAAGTCAAAGAAGGATTACTACCAACCAAATTCTTATTAGAAATAGTCGCCTGAACAGTATAAAGGTCACCATCATAACCCCCACTAACACGCTTCAAACTCAAACCATAACTAGCAGGCCTATAATCCACCCTCACACGAACATAACCAATCCTGACCTTACCATCATCACTACCAACATTCGCAGGATAATCAACCTTAACACCAAAACCAGAACCATTAACAACAGCACGGGTCAACTTCGCACCAGTAAAAGTATAATCAACACTAGTCCACTCCCAAGCCGGAGCATAACCACGCTTACTGAAACCAGACACACCCAACAAACTAATAGTTGGCTTAGGCACATTAAAAACATTACCACTATGCTGAACCTTCTGATGAGACAAAGTCACAACAACACGCTCAACCTCAGCACCAACCGGCAAATTCAACTTAAAATTAGTACAAGACACAGTACTAGGCCTATTAGGACTCTCACCCTTAGCCAGAACATAATTACTACTAGCAGCATAAGAACCACTATTATGATTCTTAATATTCCCCAAATTACTGAATACACGGAAATCACCACCACTACTCTGACTAACAGTACCAGGATACTTAGTAACACTCGCCATACACTATACACCTCTCGCACGATTACCCTTCAAAGCAATCTTCTTCTTAACTTTACCATCCAAAACCTGAAAATCACTACTATTAACCAAACTACTAATAACCTTACGATTAGTAATCAGATTAGCCAACTCCCTCTCACTCATATGACTAGGCACATTCTTCAAATCCAATGACAAATTAATGTTATGATCCAAACTCATACTAGTGTTATCATTTAGGGTGTAGCTTTTCTGTTTCTTTTTCATCTCTGCCATCATTCCAAGGTAGTCGAAACCTGCGGCTTGACCACCGCCACCGCCACCACTGACGGCGGACATAATACCATTGTAGATGGATTGTCCGACATTCTTGGCCTTATTATACAATGCACTTCCGGCCTTAGTCAGACTATCTCCAATAGCTAACATTTTTTGATAAACCTTACCTGGTAAACCGGTCAATGTGTCAGTTACGGCAGTGACTATTCCCTTTGCTTTTTCCTTCGCATTCTTGGCCCAATTCGCAGCACCACTGGTTATCTTGTTGGCAACTTGGACCATATAATCGTAAACCTTGCCTGGTAGTTGCTTGATGTAATTGATTACACTGGTTAATAGTTTATGTGCACCATCACGTGCACGACGTACCCAAATACTGACTTGAGCGGCCACATACTGGGAAACCTTGACAAGGTAATCATACACACGTCCAGGTAACTGGCTAATATAGTTTATTACACGGATTACTAGGTCACGTGCTCCATCACGTGCACGACGTACCCAGTTAACAACTTGCAAGGCAATATACTGTGTAATCCTTACTAAAATGGATAGGAACTTGGCCGGTAACTGTTTAATATTATCAATAATCCTCTTGACAAATTCCTTACCCGCATTGATTGCTCTTTTGATGATGTTCTTAGCCCAACTGGCAATGGCCTTGACAATGTTACCAAGTAATGCCATCCAAGTGGTCCTTAACAATGTCCAAGCCTGCAAGATACCGGTTACAAGATTTGTCTGACCGGATAATACACTACGGCCGACATTTATTAACCCGGTGAACAATGTTATGAGTGTCCTTATCGGTAATGTCACCCCTTGCCAAGCAAGACCTATACCATCAATCAAAGCCCTTATAACATCAAAGTCTCCACTATCTGTTACACCGAAGAACTCCATCAAAGCATTCCAAGCATCACCAACAGCCTTACTAAACACAGACCAAGCCTCAGTTAAACCTTGTATGAACGCTTGAACATCAGGATGATTAATAAAAGCACTCCATAACCTTTGCAATCCTGCACCGATGGCATCAATCATACTGCTCGCATCAGTCCACCAACCGAAAGCCTTACCTACCTCGTAGATGACTAAAACTATCGCAGCACCAATGGCAATGAATGGTAACAACGGAGCAACCATACCCCACAAAGCAGTAGCCGCAGGAATAGCCGAAGCAGTCAACAATGTAATCGCAGCTTGAACAGCCATATAAGCCGGCACCGCTAATGCAAAAGCAGCAGCAGCAGAACCAATAACTGATATTAAACCACCGAAAGGACCATCCATAACACTACTGATAGTGTCGCCAAGCCAATTCAAGACCCTTGCAGCCACTTGCAAAGCCGGTACAAGGACAGGTAACAACACTTCACCGACCAGTCTTTCAATCCTTCCCTTCGCAATATCAATCTGCGCTTGCAATCCAGCCCATGACTTCTTGTACTCCTCATTCGCATTTTCACCCTCATTCATACTTGCTGCTTGACCAAGTATTGCGGCACGTTGATTAGTATCCAGTTCCTGCCATTTGGCCTTGACTTCATCAGCAGTCGCACCAGTCATACCCATCGCATCAGCCAACTCTTCCATGGTGATACCGGTACTTGCCAATGACCTTTCCATCAATGTGGATCGCATTGCCATGCTACTGAATTTGTCAGCCATTGATTCGATGTCGGTTCCGAATAGTGTGGCTTGTGCACCGGCACCAGTCATCATCTGTTTGAAACTATCCAAATCGGTGATTCCACGGGCGGTGGCATTAATGAAACTTTCCCTTATCTCGCTACCTGCACGGCCGGTGGTGGCACTTAACTCTGACACGGCATCTGTCATATCGTTAACATCAATGCCTGCTCCTTCGGCTTCTAATCTTGCACGCATCAATGAGTCCTCGAAGGTTCCGGCCTTGTCAGCAACATCCCATAAAGCATCAGCCAAGGTACTGAAAACCTCAATACCAACCATACCCTCAAGTAGACTGCTAATCTGTGATATAGGGTCTTCAGCACCACTAGCACTCTCTTCCACTTCCTCAAAACCAGATGAACCGGATTCCGCACTATCTTGCATGCTCTGACCCATCTCTTCCGCAGCTTCGGAAACAGATTCAAAGGTATCAGTAGCATTATCAACCGCTGACAAGATAATATCCAATTCTTCTTCCATTTTCCTCTCCCATTATTATTATCTCTTCTCGAATTTAACACCTACGGCTTCACACAAGGCAGTTAATTTAACATCAATGTTCTTACGATGGATTATGTCTTGTGCTGCTCCTATGCTAAAAAAAGTTTGTTGAAACATTGTCTGCTCCATAAACGAGGGTGCTTCCAATATCCCAACCTTGTATTGCTCGTATAATATTTGCCCTTCATCACTCTTTGCGAAATTGTTTGATGATGGTCAAATCCTTATCCTTGAGGTTGCTTATCCTTATGACTTCACCGAATATTTGTTCAGGGACTCCAGGAATGAACTGTTCGACTTGTTCCTCCTTGACACCCATACTCCAAGCCACCGCCTTGAACAATGCTTCGTTCTGATACTGGGTGAACTCACCAGCATTAACATCAATATCACTCATATTAGTGGTGGTGGTTCTTTTTCCGTTGCTCATACCAATCTTCATCACGAACCCTTTCTTCTCAATGGTCTGCAACTTACTTAATTCACCACTAGTCAACGGTCTTAACTCCACTTCCTCCTCTTCACCATCCACAAGGATGGTAACGGTTTCCTTCTTATCCTTTCCAAGTGTGAGTTTCTCAATCATATCCAAATTACCCATAAAAAACAACCTCCATTAATGAAATTTTTATGATCGTAAAAAAAATAAATAAAAAAAATGGCAGACGGTTTTTTTTTAATCGTCTGCGGTTTCGATTTCTTCTTGGTAGTTCACTAGTTTAACGTACATGTCGGTTTCGACTTGTGTAGTTGTATCGTTTAATGTTACTGTGTCGGAGCCTAGTGAGTCCAAGGTCATTGTTACTTCTACTGCGTCCACTCCACTCATATTGTATTCTACTTTGAGTGTACATTTAGGGAATAGTATCTTACAACTAATGTCACTGTCTTCACAGTGTGCGATGTTCACTTCTAATGGTAATTGTAAGAGTTTACAAGATGATGGTTCCAGTGCGTTCACTTCCCCATATTGAGCGTCAAGTATGCTTCTTACTGTGTCGCTTGTCAAGGTGGTTGTGATTGTACAATTGTTTTCACGTTTTCCGGCTAATGCTCTTTTTTGTGGGTAACGGGAACCTAATCCGATACTCTTATCCACATCGTGATTGTTCTTACCAGTGAAACTGAAAGCAGTGGATACACCAGACAATGCAACATTATTCAATTTAAGACTTACATCGTAGAACATGATGAAGATTTGTTCTGCGGTCAACTCATCAGGGCGAGTAAAAGTCTCACCAGACTCACCAATAATACCAGCCTTTTCGGTCTTGTAAATCCAATCCGCACCGACACTCATACCTTCATTTGACACTTCCAAGCTCATTCCTTCAACGAGCATACCATATAAGTATTTTTTGAGCATATCATACACGGCTATTCCGCGGAAACTAGGTAATTCCTTGCCTTCCCCACCATAAAACTCGTGAATATAGGTTTGGGTGTGTCCAGTTGCAGGTGTTGCTCCTTCAGTACATACATAATTGTCCAAATATCCTAGGAAGTACCATGCCAATTGTTGCAAGTCAGCATCAGCACTAGTGCTACCAGTAGGTTTCATAATACCTGCACGGGCTCTCTTGTTCATCCTTGAACCACCACTACGGGTGATTGGCTCATCATTCAATTTAAAATCAACACTTTCTGCTTGATTCCAAAAGTTTGGATCAAACTCTGACTTGGTGACTGTCATGTCACCATATGTTCCTTCTAATTCTAATCCGAATCCACGGTCTACCATTATTCAGTTCCTCCTTCTACTGCGGTTAATGTTATTGTTGCGGTCTCATCTCCATCCACTGTTAAACTGCCAGTATATGCTAATGTTTCATCTTTGCTTACTGCTGCTAATGTGTAAGTTCCAAACCTTATATTCTTTAATTCACATACTCCATCATTATCGGTTTCGCCACTTGCGATTTCGGTACTGTTCTTTGATAAGGTTACGGTTGCTTCTTTCAACTTGTTAGCACTTCCATCCTTCGCAGTAACAGTTACTTTACAAAGGGTGGCTTCTAATGGTACGGTGAAAGTCTTGTGATTTGCTCTGAACTTGATGGACTCCTCGTAATCCTCGAAGCCTGTCTTTTCAACAGTAAAAGTGTAATTGTCATAATCTAAACTATAAGTGGCTTCTCCGCTTCCATTAGTGGTCTTTTCGGTGGTTCCGATTGTAACGGTAGCACCAGACACATTACTTTCCCCATCCTTAACCTTAATAGTCAAGGTAGGTTTACTTCCACTCGCATTCTCCTTAATATAAGTATAGAGTAAACGGGTAGACCTCATATTGTTCTTCGCTAACTCATCATACTCCTCCAAATTCTTAGCGGAGGCAATATAATTATATAAATGTATTTTGCTTCTTTTAACATTATTAGGCAAGGATTTCCAAGCGGTCAAGCTCAATTCACTTGCTATTAATGCGTATAGTCTCTTTCTTGAGCGTTTTGTTCTCAGTGGTAACGCACTCCACTCTGGCAATGTCATCTTTTATCATTCCTCATTCTGTTGATAGTTGGTAGCACATACGCCAATTAATGACGATGTTAACATTCAATATAACACCAGTGACCGCTACCTTGTCACTCTTGTTAGTCACATTCACATAACCCACCGGCGAGTAGGTTTGCAATGTGATGTTCCTTATTAATCTTTGACCTGGCAATTCTTGGGCTTGTATTGTTTGCCAATTATTCAATATGCTCATAATGACACGATTAGCCAAATTTTGTGAAGCCATATTTGATGCGTCCAGGTCTTGATCATATACTCCACAATCAAATTCGAATGGCACCACAAGTTCCATTGTCTGTGATATGTCTGCTTGTCTTCCGGCATTGGCTGGGTGTTGGGTTACCCATATGATAGGTTCCTCAAGATGAGATTCGTTGTAATAGGAATTGATGATGGTTTCAACATCTTCCAGTAAACCATTCTCCTTATTTTCCTCTTCCAAGCATTTAATGATGATGGAGTAGAGTTTCTCCATACCAGTTACTATGCCAACTGTCATTAGTCAACCTCCTCTAAAGCTTTCATCCAATAACCAGGGATTAAAGGTTGTATCTGCTCGAAACTGTTCTGAACGAAATGTTTAGCTTCGACACCAGGATGAGCAACCATCTTAACTGGGTGTTCTGCACCATCCCAAAACAAAGCCTTTTTCTTGTTAGGATAAATCAAGTATGGTCTGGTTCCTTGGTCTTGATATATTGCATATTTGGCTGGTGATTTAATATGTGCCTCTTCATCATCTATTGATTCAATAAACCATTGTCTTAACAATCCATGGTCTACTGGTGAGTTCTGCATAAGGAACCTTGTCATATCTTGAGCTGCATATTTTAATCCTAATGCTTTTGCCTTCTCAAACTTTCCTGGTAGTTTTCCAACTGGTGATGTATCTAAGTCAAAGGTTATTTCCACCACAGTTATCCTCTCCAGTAATGGCAAAGAAACCTATACGACTAGTATCATTACTACTATCCCTAACAAAAGGACGTAAATCATTCTTAAGGTCATCAGTGAAAATATCAGATGAAACATTTTGTATAGTCCAATCATTAACCTTAATAATAGGATTATCCCTACGTTGTATCGCCAAGGACACCATATTACTGGTTAACCTTAAACAAACATTCCTCATAGCATCATCAACACTGCTACACTCCAATGTCTTAATATGACAATAAGATAATATCAATGCCTGGGATTGTTGAATCCAATCAGAAAGTATGGTTCTCATGGTGTAATCATCAGTCTTCTGCAGGTTCAAATGTTGTGGCTTCAACCCATGAAAATGGATAACCTGACTTGTAGTGATCCAATTAGTTGATGGTTCTGTCCATACTGGGTCTGTCATATAATTACCACACTCCTTATAAAAAAAAATAGAGTGCCTTTTAGGACTCATTCTTCTGGGTCAAAGACACTCTTTATATATTCGTACATGTGTTTGCGGTTTCTACGGACTTTTAGTGGTAATTGCTCCCAAGGGAGCATGGTGTACTCGTTAGTGGTTTCTTCTTCAGTCACGTATTTCAACCTCCTAAAAAGAAAAAATTAAAGGTATAAGAGAATTATAATCTTATACTTTGTTGTCTGCTTGAATATTGCTTGCTTCAGTTGCAGTCATTACACCGGTAATGAAAGCATCAGCCCATTGTAAGCTAGCAGCACATCTGATTCTGTAGTAGTATTCGGTTTTTTCTTGTGCTACGATACGGTTAGGTTCAACGGATAAGTCTTTGTATACACCGTACCATACGAATTCAGGGATGGTTAAGATGGATGGTACGTTTCCGAATACGGTACGTCCATCGGTTGCATCTAATACTGGTGCGTATTTGACTGGGATGTTCTTGTAGGTTAATGCTGGTCTGCCAGTGAGGTTTGCATCACCGAGAGTGTCAACACGAGAAGCTAAAAGGTTTTGGTATGCATCGTATACTTCCCATGGTACATAGAATGCGAGACGGTTCATTAATCCTGCTGCACGGTATGGTACTGGTAATTTGCCAATCATTGCATCGAACATTGCATCGATACCATCGTCGAGGTCGAAGTCTCCATCGTTGTCATCGGTGTTGTCATTGGCGAGGTCGGATTTGACTTGGTAGGTCTTTGCTTGTTCTAACCAACCATCAAAGGTGGAGAATAATGGGTCAGGGTTAGTGTCAACACCAACATAGGAAGCGTCACCGAATACACAAACAGCCTCTAAATCTCTTCCGACTGCTTCACCCATCATAGATAAAAGGGTTTGTTCGAATTGTTCTCTTTCAATGTTGTCCTCTTTATCATCATCTAAAATAGAAGTTAATGCTTTTAATTTAGTGGAGTTAAGTTCTGCTTTACCGAAACCAATGGTTGCTTCAGTCAATTGGTCCTCAGTAGCACCGAGAGCATCATAACCGTTTTGTAACACTCTACCAACAACACTGGTGGAGGATACAACTTGGTTCATAGCGTTCATTCTACGGAAACTAGCATCTTGAAGGATGGATTGGTTGATGGTAGCAGCTCTCATGAAAGTGTTGAATTGCTCATCATTCAATAATGCCTTAGCTGAAGACATATCGCTTCTCATACTTTTGAATACTTCTCTTTCGTTCTCGTTTACGATTTGGGATAATATGTGTTCGTTCACCATAAAAATCAGGTCTCCTTATAATTTTCTTGTTCCATCAGGATTTCTGCCTAATGCAGTGTAAATGTTAATTGGTTTAGCCTTTTGGGCTTCGATGTTGTCGTGCACTGGTTCTGCTTTGGATTCTCCTTTTTCCACCACAGCCCCCTCTTCTTCTTCTTCTTCTGGTTCTTCTTCGACAACTTCCTCTACTACTTCTTCTTCAACTTCTTCCGCTGCTTCATCTTCTTCAGTAGGCTCAACATCTTCTGCTTTTTCAGCAACCTCTGTTTCTTCTACTGGTGTTAAAGCAGTTTCTAAAGTTTGTTTAAACTCTTCTTGCATAGATTTGAGTGCTTCTTCAAAAGATGATTTCATGCCTTCAATCTCTGCTTTCAAAGTAGTGATTTCAGATTTTAAGGCAATGACTTCTGCTTGTTCACTCATACCTAATGCTTCAAGCACTTTGCTTTTTAAACTTAATTCTTCTTCCATGTTATCACTCAGTTCACAGAATTTACTTTCGTGCAAGCAAGGTTGCCTAGTCAAGCTTACACTTAATACTACACCATCCTCAACATCCTTTATCAAGGCATTACCACTACTGTTAATAGTGTTTTTGCAGGCACATTCCTTACCAGCCTTAAGGGCTTGGAGGTATTTGTCTGCATTCTTCCTTGGTAATATGGATGGTGAGTAACCTGTATAGTAACCTTTCATTGCCTCGGAGATAGCCTCGTCATCGGTCAAATGAGTAGTCAATAACCAAGTACCAACCGGATAAGTCTTGTCGGTACCATCGTATAATGTGAATGTAGTATCATGATCTAAAATTGTTGAATTATGTGGTTCTCCTATCTTCCGTCCATCACGGGTTAGTCCGTGTTCGTGGTCTACGAATCCGTACTTGTCATATGATTCTTTGAATGCTCGGACTTGCTCTTGTGTTAGTGGTATTTCGCCATTAACATAATCGCAATCCTTTGCTCCAGGGATTAGTACTGGTGCGGTTAATAGGATTGTACCATCATCTAAAGTGTTAATGTATGTCATAAGTATCAATTATTTTATTTTGATAAGGTCTGATTCTCGGAATTGTTCCATTGGTGGTGCGGTGTAACCATAAGGCATATTATATGGGGCATGAGCGCAACGGCAATTAATCCATTCCACTAATTCACCATCAGTATCTCCAGGATATTTTAAACCATTGCTATGTGTATCTCCTATCCTGATTATTTCTCCATCCAGTTCGACATGGTCTGCTTGGTCTGTCTCTTTCAAACCACGTACTCGGTCATCATGTGCAGTAATCCACATAGCATATTCCACACCCATCTCGGTATAGGTGTCATTCACTGCAGTATTATGACTGTTATGTATCTCGGTCCTTGCTATCCGTTTGGATTCCCATGTGGTTAGTTGGTCGAATCTTCGGTTTAATTCGTTGGCCACATAATCGATTCCTCGGCCACTACGATAACCTTCGAGGAGTATGGTCATTATGGATTGTTCGACACGTGCCATTGTCTGTTGGCTTGCTATGAATATTCGTTCGAACAAATCTTCTTCGGCTCCACGAAGTGTGGCGAATAATGAATATCGTTTATTTAATTTCAACGATGGTTTAATTGATTTGAAACTATAACCTTTACGGGATAATCGCACCAATCTTTGAGCTTCTGCTTGCCCAAGTTTGTACTCTCTTTTATCGTACTTTTGAAGTATATGATAATACTCGGTTGTAGCATCAGTGATTGGTTTCACGATTAATTCAGCTTGACCAACAAGTAAGTTATCATTGTAGACTTCTCTTAACTGGTCCAGTACTTCATCACCGAGTTTGGCAAAGAACCTTGACAATTCTCTCTCTAACTGTCTTTCATTATTACGTGACCTTGCATTACTCAGTTGACTTGCCAGTATCATCTTCTTTACCATTCTCACCACTTCTTAAACTATCTTCTAAACTTGAGAGAATAGTATCAACTTCCAAGTAAGGATTATCCTCAGTATTATTCCAGATTTGCTCCAATGGAACACCATTAATGTACCTTGCATTCAAGTAATAATTATCCTCTTCATCTTCAATATCCAATCCGAACTTGGAACCGAAATTGTCTATAAGGTCACGGATAGTCATAGCCCCCCTTGCGAATAGGAAATCAGCAAGTTTCAAATCGTCCTGGTAATCTATCGGTGCAACATCCTCAATGGTGAATCTCCAACTGGTAACCTCCAATTCCTCACCAATAAGGTTAACCAAGGCTTCACATTCGGCTTTGATAGGTGCAATGGTACCATACTTATAACTGTTACTTGTTTGGTTAGCATTAGTCCCATTCAAATTACCAGCATCATAAATACCCAACCTTGAAGGGTCAACATGATGACTATGAATAACCTCATCCCTTGTATCCTTACGGTATAAACGGAAATGACCCTCTTCAGCCTGAACTGACAATGGAGTTATCTTTAGATCTACATTGCCCTCTTCACCCTCTGAAGGGATGGTGATACAAATGGCTGAATGAGGATTCTTGATAACCTCTTTGATTTGTTCACTAATCCTATAACGAAGAGTCTTGGTTACATCATACTCAGGGTCATCAGGTTCCAAATCATAATCCGCGAAATCACCAGTCACAGTGATAGCGAACTTAGGCATACCATAATTATCAAAGAAACTGTTATTGTAACGGACTGCACTTATGTCTCCCTTGATACTACCTATAGCGGAGATGATTGGTGGACGACCATAATAATCGGTTCCTGGAGCATACTCCATACTCCATAACAATTCATTAGCCTTACGATGTGGTTCAAGGGTATTGTATGGGTGGAATGTACCATCATCAGCATCAATATCACAAAGGTTACCATCATCATCATAATTCTTGCCGTAGATTACAAACCATACCTTTTTACCACTTGAATTGATATGTAAAACTCTTTTCTGGTCAGCATGACGCCTAAGTGTATGTGCAGGTATATGATTCAACCTTACAATATCACTTTTACTGGTGGATTCCCTTATAACCTCAATAGCACCATAACCAATACTACGGCGATCATATACCATCCTTTGCAATTGATGATTAATACTTGGTGTACTGTTCTCCAATACGGCGAGGAACCTTTCTCTTTCAGCATCCACTGGTTCTATTCCCTCAACTGGTTTCAAGGTATAGTTTACACCAGTGGTGTCCACTGCTACTGCTTCGACACAAGCAGCATGATAAGTATACAAGTCAAGTAATTGTACAAGGTAATCGGGATTGTATTTAGGGTCAAGGATATTATAACCCTTCAATTGCTCTTCAGTTGGAGTGTACTTACTACCACTTTGTGGGTCTACATTGGCCTTCATTGCATACTTTGACAATTCCAATGTGTCCACTATGTGGTGTTGGTCCTCCTTGTCTACTGTTACTACGAATGAATCACTATGTTTCATAAATAATCACACATTAATCTTTCTTCTTGGTCTTAACCAATGTTTAGCACTACCTGTGGCAGTGTCCACTATGTCGTCTTCTCCACCATCTGCACCAGTGAAACTCACTAACTGGTCTATGAGTTTATTATTCCAATCTGCCTTAACGAAGTATACTTTGCCATCCTCTGCCAATGCTTCTAAATCAAATGACCTAATGTTTTTAGCCATTCTTACCTTATCGCTACGAATATGGTATCGTTTTAATTCCTTATCTCTTTTAAAGGCATTGATTAAAAGTTTACTTCCTGCTCCAGGCTCTTGTTCTATTTTGATTAGTACACTTCGGCCATCTCTTTTAGCAGTACGTTTAAATATTTTAAGTGTCTCTGAAGATGAGAACTTGCCACTAACAAGGTCAATGAAATAAAGATTGTCACCATCGTAGCCAGTTAATAAACCTGATGTTCCGTCTCCTTCTTTACCACTGGCGGCGAAGTCCCAGTATCTCATCATTGGTAAATCTGATGGTAATTCGGATTTGTCAATTTGTCGGTAAATCTTATTGGTGGTTTCATCCATAAACCAGGAACGTTTGAAGATGTTACCATCACGTTCAATTGGTTGTCCTTGATAAATAGCATTAAACAAGTATGAACCCATTGATTGTTTCTCTGCCATCAACCACTCATAAGACCTTTGCTCTTCCCATAACACTTCACCTATCTCACGACCAAGTAAATCATTAGGCGAATCACAGATAGCAGGAATGTTAAGGTCAAGCCAAACGTTAGGGTCAATAGTACCACCACTACGAAGAATCTCGAAACCTTCTTCGGCACTGATGGTTGGTTCATTCGCTCGGATAATACCATGCAAATCCTTCAAGTGTAACCTTTGTGCTATGACTAGCATTATCGGTGGCAAACCATTGCTTCGTTTCTCTAGTCTTGTCTTTGCAGTTGCCTCGAACCAATCCGCTAGTCTCTGTTGTTTCACTTTACTTTCAGCATCAGCAATATTCTTAATAGGGTCATCCACAATAAACAAACCAGCACCAAAACCCAGTATAGATCCACCAGCACCAACCGCTAACATCTGTCCACGGTAGGGATGGTTGAGCTTGAACTTGTTCTTTGCTTTACTGTCAGTGGATAGTGAGACTTTGTATGGTGATAGGTTTCCATAATAATTTAGAACGTCTTTGACTTGTCCACCGAACTCACTGGCTAATCCTTGACTGTAAGCGGTTAGTATGACTTTATCATTGGGGTAATGGGCTAGGAAATATGAAGCGAAGTTCTTACTGATTAGTGTACTTTTACCATGTCTACTTGGAACTCCTAATAGTATCTTACTGACTTTACCCTGCAAGGCATACCCTAATAGTTCAATGATAAGTACATCGAAGTTTCGTGGTCGCCAGTAACCATTGTTAATGAGTATTGACCATTCGCCTATGCCTCTTGGTCTGCTAGGTAGTTGGCTTATCTCCTCTGCTGTTATCGGCATCTTTATCGCCTATCAATTCCTTCAACATAGCAAGGTCCTGCTCTTGTATCCTTGGGTCATTCATATCAACATTAGCCTCAAGAGTAGTTTTGGTCTCTGCTTCGATTTGTTGCTTCTCTGCCACAACAAACTGTTCAGGGTCAGTAACTTGTAAAAGATATTGGCTACTCATCCAAGACTTATTCTCACCAATCTTCTGCAAATGATGACTAATAAACTTAGACTTTGCCTTTTGCATATCCTTATAAAATTGATGGTATTTACCACTCTTCGCTTTCTCACCTTTCTTCATCCAATCATAAATGGTCTTACGATTAATACCTGCAGCATCTGCACAGTATTTAAGTGGCATACCTTTACTGTAATTATCTATTAAACATTGGCAGACTTCTTCTGTGAATTTAGTCCTTGCCATACTGTAACATCTCCCATTAAATAGTGTTACTTTTAAATCATTCTAAAGTAAACATTAATTAATATGGTGATGATGGTTAATCCGACTCCGACTATTGCTAACAATTGAGAGACTCGGTTGTGGTTGTCAATACTGGTTTGTTTTTGTAGTTCTAATTCGGTTTCGATTGCTTTTAATCGTAATTCGAGGTCGGTGTCTCCCTTGTTCGATAACAATATTAACTGGTTGACGTTATCGTTAAGGGTGTCTATCTTGTTTTCCATCTTCTCAATCTTCACGTACAAATCATCTATCCTTTTGTCTTTATAATCTGCCCGTGTTTCGAGTTCTGCAATCTTCCTTGACTGCCCTTGTATCTGCTCTTCGTGTATGCAAGTATAATCAACCATAAATATCATTTAGTGTCCTTGGATGACTTCACCAGTACGGATGTCAATGGTTTCATCACGGTGTGGATCATACTTCAACACAGGATAGCCTTCTTCATCTACTGTTACTGTTTTCCAGTTCCTTGTTTCATCCATATTAATCAAATATAAAATATAAAAAATTAGTTCTTCTTACATATATTACATAGTAACGGTCGGACCCTAATTCTCTAAATGGTAAACGCTCACTTTTATCAGGAACCTTACGAATGTTTGTACATCTATCCCGTAATCTGTTAATAATGGTAGGTAATCATTGAGTTTACCGTTCCTGTTTCGTTCAAGTTTCACATAGGTTAATATCATTACTATGAATTGTTTTTCAGTGGTTCTGCCTAGGTAGAAGTCTAGGTGTTCTATTAGGTATCTTGCTCTGTCTTTTTGAGCTTTATGTAGTTTGAATGTTCCACGACTTTTGGTGGTTCTTTCGTTTATGATTTTTTCTAGTGTGAACATTCGTTGTTTGTTTTGGTAGTCTTTTAAGTATTCAAGTTCTGTGTTTATGTTCCATTCTTCGCCTGGTTGTTTGGTTTCGTATTTCTTTAGTAAAAAGTCGACTGTCCTATCCATACATTCCATCCTCCTTGAATGGTGTTGGTTTCTCTAGCATTTGGGCATATATTATCTCCACTGACAATATGGTTGATTTGGGGAGTATCTTCGCAAATTCCGCTCCATCCTTGTTAGGTACGGTTATGACTAGGTAGTCTTCATCCTCATAGAGCAGGTATGCCATAGTGTAAGTGGTTATGTCCGTATTTACGATTAGTGGCAATTCGTGGGCTGGTATTCCCAAGCCCTGTTTCTTCGATATGTCCGTCAATAAGAGTTGGTAGTCTATTCTCGTCTTAACACTTCCCTCATCTTCTTCTTACAATCCTTTAACTCATAATAATTCTTCAGTAATTGGACTTGCAAGTCGATGTTGTCAAGGTCATGTACTAACAATAAGTGTAATAATTGTGCTTTCTCTTCCAATAAAAGGTATAAGTTGCAGTAATCTTTTAACATTTTAATCACATGAATTTTATTTCGGTTTCTAGGTCACAGAAGTGCTGGTTGAATTTCACTCTCTTATTCTTATTGATTGATATTGTTTGGTATGCTGGTGGTTCAATGTCTAAGTACATACTGTCAGCGTAACCATCATAGTTTAGGAATGCACCGGTGTATCCATAGTATTTGCGGTGTAATCCTTCCTTGTCAACATATAGTTTATTCCAGTTCAGGCAACGATGATTATGACCTTCAAGGTAAATATCTGCTTGTATGCTATTGGTGTTCCTTTCCAGTTTCCCCATGCTTAGGTGTCTTTGGCCTGATGTGCCTTTTCCATGACGAGTAAAAACATCTATGGTATGTTCGTTTATCTTGAATGTGTCTATGTTCTGGTTGTACCATCGACAGCCCAATTCTCTGGCTATGTCTGCGACAACATTAAAGTCAAATTCCTTTATCAGTCTTGCCTCATGGTTACCCACACATAATCCTATAATGTCTTCCTGTAATGGTTCCAATGCATCTAATAGGAATGCTTTCTGCTCTTCCAATGACATATGTGTGTGGAAACTGCTATTGCCTACACTTTTACTCGCAGACTCCAATAAATCACCCATTAGGTAGATTCTTCGGTTCTTGAGCTTCTTCACTTGTTTTAGCATATAGTCAAAGAATTCGTAATTGAATTCGCTGCTCCCTATATGGAAATCTCCAATGGGGATTATGTTCACTGTTTCGTTGCTGCTTAATGCATATTCGTCTTTCATAAGTTTTACCTTCATTCGTTTTAGGAATCTTTGTCCTTTCATATGCGATCGTCGAATAGTTTTCCCTTGTTGAATATTTGTTCTTTTTTGTCTGTGCTGTCGTGTCTTAGGTGGAAGATGTATAGCCAACTGCTTTTCTTATGACAGATGGGACAATCATAATAATAATTGTCAGTGAATATTAATCGAAGCTTTAGCCACCATTCCCATTTGCTTTCTTCAGAGCCACAAAAAGGGCAGCGAATATGATATTTTTTCATAGGTATATCACTCCTAGTAGTAATAGTGTGAATCCTAATATCATACAAGCGAATATTAGGATTAATAGTAATATGTAATCGATGAAGTCGTAATCGGTCATCATAATGTTTTCTCCATTAATCGTAGTAATGCGAATGTTAGGATTGTTACGATTATTAGTTCTATTAGGGCGTTCATATTTCCCATCCTCCCTCGTCAAGGTCGTGTAGGAAATTTTTTACCCAGTAATCATTGATGTCTTCGTGTTTGAATCCTACTGCGGTGTTGTTTTCTATTAAGTATTTTATGAAGCTTTCGAGTACAAGGTCATATTTTTGGCTTGGTAATGCGCCCATACTTTTATTCCTCCATTATGTTGGTTAGTTCGATGTAGTAGTCGATTATCATTTTTTGTGTTTTGATTATCCTTTTTTGTTTTTGGTTTTGTTCTGTTTGTTGTGCTAATTCTTCGTGTAGGTTGATTATTACTTGGTTTAATCGTTTATCCTCTTCTTCTAATTCTTTGATTGTTTGGTCTTTGTTTTTGATTTCATCCTTGATGTTCATTCCTTTTCCTCATCTAATTCTTTCATAATTTTTCTTAATTGTCCATCAGTCAATGCACATTCATCTGATAGTAAATGGGCAGATGTTATCCTTAATTTTCGTTCTAATTCTTTAATGGTTTGTCGGTATTCTTGGTTGGCTTGTATGAGTATTGTTGCATCGTGTCGCAACTGCTCATTCTCTCTTTTTATATCTGCACTTCGATAATGGTACAATTTTTCAAGTTTATGTATCTGTTCTCTCATTCTATGTATTTTACTCTTTAAATGAGTAATGTGTTCTTGTTTTTCAGAAGATTGTTGTTTTAACTGCTCATTCTCATTATTCAAGGTATTCAACAACCCTACCACTTCATTCCAGTGCAATACATTATTTTCTTCATTTACTTTGACAATTCCTAATACCACTCCTTGATTAGTTTTAAGATAATACTTTGTTTTTGTCATACACCATTCACCACCATATAAAAAGTAGTTCAACGAAAATGTTGAAAGTGGTTCAGTATTCAGAACCCAACAACACCTCATCACTCTCTAATTCAAATTCCTCCACATCCTTCAAAGGACAATCCATATAAAGATGTTTAAATGCTTGCTCCCAATCAATAATCGCTATCGCCTCGTGATTATCAATCGAACAAATGCAGATAGGATGAGGGAATTTCTGCATCACATCACACTTACCATCCATAGCATTCTTATAACAATCAGTATCTTTAACTCCCATTTTTTATGCTCTCCTCAAATAAACATTCGACCACGAATACTTCTCCTTACCAACCACACCATCAAAATCACTGTCACAAATCGCACAAGTGTACTCATTCTCAGGCACACCCTTAGGATTCTTCAACAAACAATTATAATGACCACAATTAGGACAATAATCAATGAAAGTACGATAATACCATTTATAAGGATAACCACACTTCACCGATGGTTTAGCCCACATACTAATAGTCGGCTCAACCCTCTCCACCTTATACTTCCCATCAAGAGTAGCCTTTGATTCAGCCACTTCCCTAACACTCTGATTCAGATCATCAGCAGCATAATCCACCGTCACACACACTCCCAATAATAGGAGGACAAAAAATATACAAACCATTAAATCCTTAATGTAGCCTTTAATCACCTCTTAAACTTGCCAAACAAATGACAAACACTAATAATGCCATTATTTCAACAATAACAAAAAAAGTCATACTTCATCGAACTCCTCACAAGCCTCATCATCAGCCAATCTCATATCACCACAGATGCAACTGGCCTTGCAAATGCCAACATCACTATTCAAGTTCTTATTGTAATGCCAACGCTCCCAGTTCTTACAGTTACCATGGGCTCGAATGCTCTTGTCCTTGGTAATATACCTTGTGAATTGCTCCACATCTTCTAAAAGTGGTAGTGGGCAGTCAGTTTCAAAACAAATATCAAACAAATACTTACCCAACCTCATACATACACGCCCAGTATTATAAGGACACCTATTACAATCTTCGGTTGTATCATAAATTACTCTCATCTACCCATCACCTCCCTAAAAATAATATAATCACGAATATCAAGTATCTCATTACCCAAACCAAGTAGTAAGAAAAGATTAACCAATCCCAAAATAAGCAAAACAATCTCAATCATATTTCCTCACTCACCCTATGACGGTAACGGTCCTCAAATTCCTGATGCTTACCATCATTAAAAGTATCCACACCAAGATAATAACCAGTGATACGATCATAAATCCTCAAATTAGTTGAACCACAAATCGGACAAACTTCAAGCTTATCATTAATGGTAAAAGAGCATTCCCTACAGAAAGTAAAGACTTTACTGTATGCCCAGAATACTGGATTACCAATCTCTAATATCCGTTTGTTGAGTTTCCATATTGCCTCTGGGTCTGACCATACTTCACCACTCCAAATATGCAAGATGTCACCACCAAGGCTAAGATGGTGGAAACGACCAGCATTACGGATGTGTTTCATCCAATGAGCATTATGTGATACTGGAATATGATGACTGTTGGTTAGGTAGATGTTGTCTCCTTTACCTTGCACTATCGCATTAGGGTATTTCCTTTTGTTTATCTTTGCAAACCTAAAGGAAGTTGACTCTGCAGGACTTGCAATGACTGACCAACGAAGCCCATCTCTTTCGTAAAACTCTTGCTTCTTCTTGTTGATGAATTCTATAATACCTACAGCAGTTTCTTCACCTAATTCTGTAGTAATATCCACATGGAGTAATGTTTCCACACATTCATTAAGACCACAATATCCGAGAGTAATAGTTGTTCTATCTATATCCCACAATGGTTCTCCAGTGTCTTTGTCCTCCTGTAAAAGGAAATCAGATATATGCTTGTTATAAACCATATCTATGACAGTTTCTCTACGATGGTGAAGGCTTTTGTAACATATTTCGCATACTTCATCAAGTTTCTTATAGAACACATCTATCTGCCTATCACTTTCAAGTGCAAGTAATGGCAAGTTAATAGTGTTGTAATGGAAGTTTCCAGTGTTCACACAATCCTTACTGTAATCACCAGTATAATTCATAGGGAGGCTAGACCTGCAACCCATAGTACTCCTCTCAAGCTCAAGGCAATTGTTATAATATATAGTAGGATTATTAGCACCAGTTTCATGAAGGATTTTGCAGGTTCCTTTGTACTCATCTAAATCTCCTTCTCGTATGTTGAATAGTATGTTGGGGAAGCGGTGGTATGCTCCTTCTCCATCTTTTTCATTTGACACTTCGCAGACTGCTCTGAATACTAGGTCTGCTTCTTCTTGATAATCTTTGTAGGTTCCGATACTGACTCCACCGAAACTTATCGCTGGTTCATCTTTAAGGACATCAGGAACACTTAAATCCAATGCAATACTTGAGAATAATACTTGACCCCCTCTACATATCAATGACATATTGCAATTGAAGATGAAACCTTGTATCGCTTGTTTAATGTCTTCATAACTCCTACCTTTGCAAAAAGGAGCCAATAAAGTGTTGAAGTTCACATAGCCTTGACCACCACTAAAGACTGTAGCACCAGCCATCCAAGCTTGAAGCATATGATTAAGTAAAACTTCTAAACTCTTTGCAGGTTTAGCGACACTACCCATATCTCCTCTACCATCAATCTTTAATCCATTTTTGGCAAAGAACCTTAAATCATAGTTCATACAATTAGGTCTTAAATAGTAATACTCCAAATCGTGAATATGGATAAGTCCTTCTTTGTGGGCTTCAGCACAATCAGATGGCATATTAAGTAGTGCATACTCTTTCATATTCGCATCGTAAATGTACTTCGCAACCATCTCAGGACTGTAACCGATATTCGCATTATCCTTGCAACCATTATTTATTAAATCAGTTATATCGGATACACTCATACCGAGTTTACGAGTCTTCTCTTCCTCCTGAACATAACCTTTCTTGACTAATTGGTTAGTGATCAAGGAACGAATAGTGGAAGTGCTGATTTCTTCTTCGTATTTTTGGTGGATTAGTTTGACCACATTGTTTTTGATTCTTTCAGCTTCTTCGTTGGATAAGTCAGTTTCTTCGAGTAACTTATTCTTTATGCGGATTGGTTGGAAGTCTTCGATTTCTCCATCGTTATTCAACACTTTCATAAATCTTGTCCTCCTTGTAGTCGCCATCATAGGTTTTTGCAGTACCATCGTTCTTGATGGTTACTGCTTGTATGATTGCTTCATTAGTACCACAAGTTATGGTTAGGTTGTTTGCATTGTAGACTCCTATACGGAGTGTGCCAGTGAAACCATTATCACCGACTGCATCATTTATCACGAGTCCACAACGAGCGAATGTTGACCTTATGAAATAAAACTGACAATAACCCTCTGGAATGTGTATCGGTCTATCAATTACGATAGTGTAATAATTATGTGGGTAGAACTTGTACACTCCATCACTTGGCTTTACTTCATAGGTCTTTGGCAAGTGTTTCTCACCATCAATACAACCTATTAATCCTTGGCGGTTCTCAGTATGCTCAACATGACCTATTTTCAAGTCAATGCCATTTTCCTTAATACAATCCCCAAACTCTGGAAACAATTCCAATAACTTATCATGTCCTAAAATCATTCCTTAACCTCTTCTAATTCACAAAATTTGTATAAAATCATAAAGTCCTGTTGGACAGTCCTATTGTTCTGATGACAAGTGTGGTAAATATTCGTATGACCAACAAAACGCTCATAAAAAGGACAATCACTACAATCAGTAACCCTTATAACCTTCATACTTATCCACCTCACTTATACAATAATAAGAATAATCCTGAATACTCTCTAATTGAGATTTATCCCAGTCACAATCAACCAACAAATCCCTTACCAATTCCGCGACACGCTTATCCTTATAAGAACCATAATTCACCATCTTCTTATCCTTATTCTTATGCCTAACACTATAACCACTAACCTTAACACCCTTCTTACCTTTATACTTGTTCTCATAAACCCAACGCTTACTATTAACCATAGAAACATGATTATGCTTCGCCTGTATACTCTTCAATTGTGACTTGTCCCAGTTACAAGCCTGCAAATCCTTAACAATCTTCTCCGCCAACTCCCTAGTAGGATAAGCACCAAAGTAATGATTACGGTCACCAACCCATTTACTAACAACATACTTACTTGCCAAGCGATCATACCTTGCAATGTATTCTCCACCTGTATGCAATGACAAGTCAGGATTGTAGATTAATGGTTCCTGTTCCAATACATCGTTAGGGTTCTCACCACTTTCACATATCCTTTTGAATTCTGCCCAGTTACTATTGAATTCTCTCTTCAAGATATTACGGAGATTTATGCTGGTGGTTCCTGCAATTTCACAGTATTCTTCTTGACTTAAATTAGGTTCTTCTTGGATTATGTTACATAAATCATCGAATAGTCCAGTTCTTGGTTCCCTTTCTTTAATCCTCCTTATCTTCCTTTGTGGATAGGGTGGGAGTTCCATATTGTAATATGGGTTCATGGTGTCATCAGCACACTCAACAAGTAACTCCTCATCAAAATCATACTTCAACAACAAATCCCTTTCCCAAAGAGCATCTTCCAATTTCCGACAGTAAATATGCTCCAACTTACCACTACTACTATGATTAGGAGTAACATTAACAGTCCAACCTTTACCACCATTATGATTAGGAGTAACAAACTTGTAAAGATTATTCAACCAAGTATACCAAACAGGATAATTCTCCAATATTTCATCAAGCTTACTTAAATCCCAACCTACCTTATTTAACTCTTGCTTAACATAATATGCTTGCTCATATGTACGGCATGCACAAACATAGGAATTATTACCCTTGGATTTACTACCATAATGGATATGATAGGATTGGGGTCCTTTCACTTGAATATAACCTGTACCATAAGTGGTTGATGGAACATTACGAATCAATCGTTCTGGCAATTCAACTTCAATATTGTCAATGTATGGATTATCGGTGATTAAATCAAAACTTTTAGGACTTTTAACTTCATTTAATGGTAAATCATGAACAAGGTCTCGATAGTATAATGCTTCCTCTATTGTTTTGACTTGGCCACAATATTGGTTCTGAAAATTGTAGATAGCATAATACCTACCATTTCTTTGAATGTGTTTGTAATATTTTTTAACCATGGCTTGTTGATCTAACTCTTCTTGGATAACACTTTTATCCCAATTGTTGGCAATTAGTAAATCTCTTACTTCCCTTGCTTCTTCCCAGGAAGAGTATGTTCCGTAATTGTATTGTTTGCCATTAATCATTTTACGGATAATGTAATGTGAGCCACTGTTTTTGTAGATGTATTTGTTATATGGTGTTCTGCCGAAGTTATGTGAGTCATATGTTAGGTCTTCCATATAATCAGTAATCATTGGTTTGCCTCCATATGAATAAACTCATATACATTATTAGCAGTTTTGTCCCCGATTCCTTCAACCTCTTTAAAATCATTAACTGTAAGGTTCATTAAATCATAAACATTATTGAGACTATGATGTTTCCTTATAGCACTTGCCTTTTTACTGCTAATGTTCTTCGCACTTGTCAAGAGCACATCAATAGGGTCTTGACTCTCAACCTGCCGAGTCACATTACTATAAAACTTGGACTTACCATCCAAACACTTAATGCTCTGCAATAACATTTCCTGAAAAGCATTACCCTCATTACTCATCTCAATCGGTGTAGTGAACACTCTCAATCTTCTTAATGCCCCATAATACTGTCCCAAGTTACTGACCAGGAACTTATCATACCTACCCTTATATGCTTGACGAGTACGGGCAAAAGTCCAACTACTATTAAGGTACTGCCTGACATCACCAACTATTATTACATAGTGGTAACGATATTCCAAGGATTGGTTCGCAGCTTCGTTGAATAATGAATTGTTTTTAATGCTGTTCATAAAATCGGCAATATCCTTATACTCAAACACCACCTCATTATCAAACAAGTAATCACCAACATCCAACATTTGCACTTGTGCTTCATGACCTTTACCAGTATAAAACTCCAAAGCCCTATCCTTACGACCCTTCTCACGTGAATCAATAGCAATGATCATGCACTCACCCACATCTTATTCTCACGATGAATACCTAACTCCTCATAAATCAATGGTTTTTTGGTTTTATCCCAATCATGTTCTTCCAATTTTTCAACTACCTTTTTGGCGGTCTCTTCATTACCAAAGGCACCGAAATACACATGTCTATGATTAATAACCTTACGGACAATAAAACGGTTCTTATGGAAATAATAATACTTCGGTTTAAAATCCTCCACAGGTAAAGGTTCATAATCATCAGCACCAATCTGCACATTACCACAGTTTGGGCACTTCCATTTCGCAACACCAGTCAACTGATTAGTAGACCTCCATTGCATAGTTTCACCACATTCATTACAATACATAAAAATCATTCCCTCAAAAGCTTCTTTAATTTTAAAATGTTTTTATACACATCTACACGATTGTAACCAACAGTTCCTTTACCATGCTGAAGATAATCTTCCTCTTCTTTTAATTGGTTCTGGAGCAATGTCTGTTCCTTGTCTTTCGCTATCCAATCTGGGTCAAGTATGCAATGCTCATGTTCACAAAACCTATGATGACTGACAGGTGAATAATTACAACTGTAAGGATTAACCTTTGCTTCCTTTTTATCAGCGATTGCATCGAATTTTTGTTCTCTGCTTTCCCTTAAAAGTTTGTTGAAATTAATCATATAATCACTTAACTTGGTTTATGCGAAGTATGCGAAAGTATGCGAAATTCAGAATCTTCGCATACAAGCACCCACGAAAACACTCCAAATCACAAAAGAACACCAATGACAAGATATTGAAAATGTATGCGAAGATGCGAAACGAAATAAGGTAGGTAAGGTACCATGCATAAATGCAAGAAACACACTTCGCATATTTCGCATACAAAAAATCGGCAAAACTTGAAACTATGGAGAATGCTCCAAACATACCAACGAAGCCAGTAGAATAATTATTTTCTTGGCTTCGCATACATTTCGCATACATTTCGCATAGGTTTCGCATTCTTCGCATACACATTCACCAGTTCGGCAATTCAATATTCTCATCATGATCCATAATGCTCAAACCAGGAACAACCTTATCGGCTTCAAGGATGTTCAATAGGTTGTCATCATCATACTCGTAAGCGATTGTTTTTTTGACATTGTCGCTTAGTGTTAGTTTTTCTTCTATGATTACTGGGTTGAAATTATCGGTTATCTCATAAACATTTGCTCTTCCTTTTGTCTCAACTATCCTTATGAATCCTTTCTTGTTTAGTTCGCTGAAGTAGGTTTGAATGCTCCTTTTTTCAATGTCAATATGTGTTTCTTCCATAAATTCGCTTATGGTCCATAACCGATTAACATCTAGTGTTGGTTGTTCACCATTACTCTTTGGCTTATCATTCAACTCAACTAATAGTTTAAGTATTTCAGTGGCCTTAGGTGACAAGTTCTCGCTAATGCTCAAGCGATAATTATCAAGTAAGGATAAAAATAGTTGTACATCTTCTATGCTAGTGTAAATTACTCTCCTTTCACCTAATTCATAAACTGTCTTATGATAATAATTCATCACAGTAATGACTTTCAAAAGGTTATTATACTTAGGGAAATCCCTTTTATAATATTTGGAATTGTTTAGGAAATTGATGACAATCTGAATATAAGGATTGATAATGTCAATCTCACCCATTAATCCTCGTAGGACATAAACCATGTATGGTATTTGTTCAGCTTCTTTTTTCATCCGTTCCATGTATTGGTAGGATTTACCCTTAAACTCAAGACTAATGTTCCTAGCATTGAATTCTGCCTTGTTATCAGTTCTTGGAGTAATGAAGATACTCCTTGATAGTTCTTGTTCATCAAACTGATAATTAGGAACAGTAGTGTAGGTTAGGCAAGGTTTGCCTATCAATTCCAATTCATTAACATACCATTCACCCTCAACCTGTACAGTCAATGGCTTGCAAAGGTAACCCTCACTTTGTAATTCTTTCATAAGGTTCTTGGATTCCTCCATAAACTTCTGGTCACTATTACCACCCATATCCCCATAATTAACAATCTTGCCATCGTAGAAGTATTTGGATTCTTCTGCACGGCGGAACAAAGCATTAGCAGTAATGTTCTTCTCATTCACTATAAATTCTCGTGGAATAAGACTCATAGCCACTTCCTCGATATGAGATTTACCACTTCCTGCTTCACCAAGTGCAATTACAGATATAGGATTCCGTAGGATTACTTGACTACAGTATGCTAAAAAACAGAGTAAAATATTATTACGCTCACCAGCAGTAAACCATTCAATCACACTACCAATATACAACAAAGGATTATCCAAGGATTTAAGCTTATCTTCAGCATTAACAATCTTCTGCTTTAGATTCGCTTCCTTCTCCCTTAACTCATCTTGTTCTAATTGTTGAGTAGATATGATGATGGTTTCATAATAGTTTTGCAGTATTTGGATAACTTCATTGTCGATATGTTTACGTATCTTATCTTTTTTGAAGTTATCATTTGGATCAATACATTCTTGTAGTTGTTTCCATACTGCTGTGTTGGTGTTTAGTTCTATTGGTTGTTTTCCGAGTATTCTTTTTATCTCGGTCTTGTTTTTGTAGAATGTATATTTACATTGGCCTTTTGGTGCTGGTTCGACCTTGACATTGTATCCTTCTTTTTCGTTTAATGGTAATATCATAGTCATACTCTTACACACCCTTTTCATTCTACATTAAAATAAAAAAAAATAGTAATTATTTTTTAGGATAATTGTGTTATCCTAAAACTGTTGTATGTGAAATTGCTTCCACTTTTTTCAACAATTCTTACTGTCATTGATTCTTTCTTGTTGATGTAGTCCTCCCATTCTTCTAGGTTTACACGTTTTATCCTGTTGAACATTGTTGTCCATTCGGGATTGGTGAGGTTTTGTATTCCACCGATTAATGCATACAATGAACTAGCATTATGTACATTTGTTTGAACACTACTGTTTTGCTTCAAGTTAAGATTGATTTGAAGGTACTCTTCGGCTTCATCATCAATTAATAGTAAACGACACCTATATCTTGGTTCCTCATCTTCATCGAATTGTACCTTTTCAACTGGTAAGAGTAATGGTTTGCCTTCGTACTCATCACCATCTTCATATTCGTTAAGATTGACACGAGTATAAGCGTACCATTCACCACTCATATCTTCCTCAACATAGTCTGCTTCTACTGATGGTAAACCAGTACCTGGTTCTTCACTTACAGTTTCAATATAATCCATAAATTCCTCGCTTTTGGTCTTCTTAACACCCATATTATTCTACCTCCACGATATTATCATCATCTTCTTTACGAGCCCTTGTAACTTCCGCTTCCAAAATATCCAAATCATCAACCACTTTATTGGTTTTGAACCTTGGCATCTCCTCTGCAGGAGTAGGTTGATACCCTGCCATTTTAACAATCCAAGAAAGTGCCATACGATACGCTTTACCTAAAGCCCTTGTCTGTGCCATACTGTAAACAGATGGTCTATCACTTTGTCTATCATTTCTTTCAGCCATAGCACTAGCCCTAGACAAAATAGTATCACCTTGACGGATACTAACAGTAGCCTTATACATAAACTTAGGCTTATTCCCATTAGGTATCTCTACAACTTCTTCAACATAAGGAGTACAACCAAGCATAGTGCCTAATACTTCCCAACCTTCAGCAGTAACATACTCGTTTGTTTTTCCTTTTTTGTTTTTAATTTCTATCGCTAAACCTTGTGATTGGATAACATTTTTAAGACTGGAAGCCACTTTAGTAGCAACTTCAATCTTATCATCAAATGAGTAGTCCATGTTCAAGATGTCAGCATCACGAATCACTGGTTTATGATCGCTTACTTGTTCGACTACAACAACTTCATTTTTTGGTTCATTTTTCTTTTTTACAGCCATTATAAATACCCCATTGTTGGTCCTTTACATAAGAATGCAAGTACGAAAAATCCGACAGTCAAAAAGAATAAAAGGAGTAAGGATTTACCATTAATCCTTAACTCGTCATCAATATTGTAGTTTGGGTTTTTGTATAACCTTGGTTTCCTTTTAGTCATCATTTAACTCCGCTCCAGTCGCAATAGTGTTCAAGAAATTACCAGTGAACTTGACATTTAACTTCTCAATCTCATAATTTCTCTTCAAACTATCTACCATAACACTTAACTTGTCAACTTCTTCCTTGATAGGTTTGAGTTTAAGTGTCACGTAGGCATCTTTCTCCGCCACTGTTGGACGTGATTTGCCAAGTTCTTCTTCAAAATTAGTTTCCAATAAAAGCTTTGCCTCTTCTTCTTTGTAGATTAACTTTTGAGCATAGTAATCTAATTGAGCATTGGTTAAGCCTTCATTGATTGCGATTAGTTTCTGTATAGTCATAATGCTTCCTCCATTGCTTCGTCTTCACTGCAAGCATAGAAAATATCTTCACAGAAGCCACAATGCTCACAGATAGCGTATGGGTCATCAGGGTGTTCAGTACAATACCTCATAACCCTAACCTCTTATAAATAGTGTTTAATTGTTCATCAGTCAAGCCACAACTCCACAAGTACTCTTCTTCCTGAACTTCCAAATCATAATCAGTGATTGGTTCAGGTTCATCGGAAAAATAGTCTTCATGGGGTGGTTCAAGTCTAGGAGATGGTATATGATGGATCATATTTCTTCTCCTATTAAATCAACAACCAGTTCCCAGAGGTGTAGTATGTCTTCTTCGTTTAGGTTGATGATTTCCCCATTATGCTTAATGCTAATTTCTTTCATATAAAGTTCCACCTTCTCCCACAGAAAGTTTCTTGTAAACCAATAAACCAATAATGGTTTTACAATATTATTTATGTTGTCATCATATATAAAGTTAACCCAAAATTGTGTTAAAACAATAAACCAATAATGAGCAAATGACAATTATATATAATGGTTTAACACATAAATAGTATTACTTATAAAAAAAGGAGAGTGATATGCTATGTCAGAAAAAGTACATTTATCTTTAAGAATTGACAAGGAAGTTAGAGATGATTTAAAGATAATCTCTGTCATCGAGGGCAAGTCTATGAAAGATATTGTTGAAAGTCTTATCATAGAATACATAAAGAAAAATAAAAAATAAGTATATATAGTAAGATGACTAATATATTAAATGTTATAGGGAATTTGGTTTTAAAAAAATATAAAGTTATCACCTTCTCCCACAGAAGTATACTTTACTCTTTTTTTACATCCATTTTTCTTATAACATTAATCCTTATTTTTAACTAATTCTTTCAGCTTTGTTACACCTACTTTTTTTACACTATTTATTTATGATCCACCACTTATAAACCACTCATCATAGAGAGCATTTGATAACTAATATATTATATATCGTTCATAGTATTTAAAGGAGTATAAATGCTCAAATTGAGCAAAACATTCTTTTAAATACTCGAAAATACAGATAATAATACAAGGGAAAAAAGGAATAAAAAGAAAAGGGAATTGGATAAAAATATTCTATTAACACGAATCTTTAAATTGCGATTTCTTTTAATATTCTATCATATTTTTGACACCGTCTAAAAAAAAAAACAAAATTATAGCATAAATGGTTTCTATATTTATTTATTTCTCAAAAAATTCGACAACAGGGGCAATTATATAATATTTTTCACTGGTCCCCTTTTCCCCCTTTTTTCCCCATACAGTTTATAGGAATATGTTAGCTTCAACAGCAAAAATCAGATAAGTTGTGGGGTGGTTTTTTTTTACATTTTTCCCCACCCCATTACTTATTCCTCCATAATATCATTTTTAAGCATTGATTTACCATTGTATATTTTATTTATTTTTTGTGGGAACGGAATCATTCGTGGTTTCGTTCCATTATTTTTTTTACCAATCTTTCGAGTTCGTCTATCTTGTCGGCTTTTTCTTTCAACATTTGGACTTCTGGTGAATCTACTGTTATTGTGTGGACTTGGTCTAAAATGGTTACCTGCTCTATATTGGTGATGTACTTTTTCTTTAATTTATCTGCACTGTCAAAATAATAACTTTCACGAGTAATGTTTTTGCTCCTTCCTTGAAGTGAGTCGATTTCGTCAAGGCTTAATCCATTCTCGGCATTGTATAATCGTGATGCGTGGAACTTCCTTAGCATATGCATTCTTAATATTCCTGTATCGTTCAATTTTCCCAAGCCCAAGGTTTCATTCATATCCCTGAACAATATTGTTAAATGTCGGTAGGAGACTTTGAAGAGTCTTGGGTCATCATCATTCCTTGTTTGCAGATAAGTTGCAATCTCACGAATGGCTTCAGGTGAACAAAAGGTAGTGTAATGTTTGTTGGTTTTTTGTCGTTTTAAGCGAATGGTTGGTATTATATCTATTTCCTTGTTTAATATTTCATTAACTGTATATGGTTTTATCCAATCATAGTATTGTTGCTTGGTTAGGTTCAGGACTTCCTGTTTACCACACCCACTGCTTATGGTGAATAATAATACTGCCTTGAACAATGGATTGCCTAAGTTATATGCTTTCCTTAACACTTCTTTTGTTGGTAGGTCTTCGTAGGTTATTGGTGTTGGTAGTTGTGCTTGTTTCTTGTTGATTGGTGGTAACTGGCCAATCTCAATATCATAACAATAATACCAGGTCTTCAGTTTTGTCATGTAGGTGGTTACTGTCTTGTACTTGTAATTTGCTAGTAACCAGTTTTGGTATCGTATTAATCTTGTCCTTAATGTTCTATGTTTCCACCTTACACCATCTTCCTCTTCGGTTTCAGCTTCCCTTAACAAATCCGATAATTCCATCTCATTAAATTTTGAGTATAGTTGTAGTGTGTGTTTGTATGTTCGGATAGATCGTGGACTTAATCCTCGTATGTTGGCGATTTCCTTTGCATAGTCTATTGGTTTCATATCCATACCTATACATCTCCCTATTATTATTGTTGTTGTGAGAGCGTGTGATATGTTTTCATGATGTTTTTATACTGTTTTTGATGGAGTATCATGTGTTTTTTATCATGAAAACTTGTCTCATATTAGTGTATGTTTTTTGTTTGTATTAAAAGTAGTTGTTTGTTCGATATGAAACATTTTTGGGAATCGTAAAAAAAAAGGGGTGGAAGCCACTAATGATTTAGTAGCCTCCGAACATTAAAAGGTTATCCTTGTTGTTTTCTTTATAGTTTTTGCAACCATCATCAGTGATTTCGAGTTTGCAATGATATGTTCCTTCCTTGATGCAATGTATACACTGCTCCGAATAAATGGAACCATACTTCTCATATTTAGATTTCTTCATAGTACTCATCATTGATAAGGTCTTCCTCTGTCTCAAGTTCAGGTTCTTGTTTACTGTTACCTAAACTTTTGAATGTGTTTGGGTGCTTTGCACTATATATAACCAGTATTGTACTGACTATTGCGATGAACAATGCGCTAAATTGGTCATTGGTTAAATATTGTGCAAGGTAAGGACTGCAAATGCCATAAATCAAGACTGCTATTGTACTTAAATTGTTTTCCAAATCTTCCATTGTTTTTTCACCTATTTTATTGTTATTGCGTAATAGTTTTGCCTGTAACCCTCATTGGCCTTGTCCATACATAAGAATTTATATTTTCTACTAACTCCTTTGGATGGGTCTGCGACTACATACTCGGTATTGGTCATATCCCATATAAGGGAGTAGTGTCCGAAGCTTCCTATGTAATCGCCTTTACACTGTTTGGTTTGTTGTGTTTGGAAATGGCAGATTACAGGGTGTTTAAGGTTTAAGTGTTCCCTTACGGTCTTGGCTTTTCTTTCGATTGGTATTATCTTGAAGCCAAGTTTAGGTGCATTGTTGATTAATTGGTCTGGTGATGTACCAACCTTTGGAGCGGTTCCTAATGCTTTACTACACTCTTGTTCTGAATGGTAATTCCAGAGTAATTGACTAGCCATTGACAAACTGGTAGGGCAACAAGTATAATCTACATTTTGATAATCCATCACCAGTGGATTATTCGCAGTATGGTCAAGTGTCGCATAGTTTGGGTAACGGCCATTCTTGATTAGGAATAGGTTGACATTCTCATAAAGGCCACAATATTCTCGTGGTTTGAGTTTGTGTTCTTTGCCATTGGTGTCTTTCATTTTTAGCCAATTGGGGTAGTATTGTTCTTTTTTTAACCATGCTCGCATACGGTTTGCACCATCAAGGAGCATTGGTTTGTTGAATTTTAGCATCTATTAATCCCTCTCTTATATTGTGTATGCGATTAGGTTTTTGTATCTGGTTTGTGTGTTCAATTGCCACTCGGAATCCAATCCATACTTGGTTGAAGATGACCTTGTCAAGTGAATAGTTTCACTATGGGTTACAACGGTGGAATTATCATAGGTTACTTCCATTGTGAAAGTTGTTCCTTGAATTGTGTATTTATAATGAACCCATTTCCTATATGTTGTTGTGTTACCATAGAAGTCAGATTCATGGAAACTTCCATTGTTGTAACCATACCAGTATTTCTTCTGTGTATCGGCATCGTCAGTTAATTTCTCCCAACTTGTACTGGAATTGTAGATTACGAAACCACTGGAACCATTTGTTCCTTCGACATATGAATCATATTCAAAGCAGAAGTTATCAGTAACTCCATTAAGTTGCTTCAATACTCTCATACTCTCCTTTTGGCTTCCTGTATTCTTAACAGTGTAATATCCATCAGTCCACCCAGTAGTGTTAGAACCATTGTTCCTTAAAGCGATGGAATCTCCGAATACATTTACAGAGTTATCGGTTACTGCATCTTCATTCATTAGGTAAACCATTGGAAGTATTGTTGCAGTATCGCTAACATTTTGATAGGTTGCAGTTAATGTGAACTCTGATGAAACATTGCCGATTGTTGTTGTTGCTATCCCATTATTGTCTGTTGTTGCAGTTTGACTTATTCCAGTAGCAGAGAATGTTACACTAGCCCCAGAGAGTGGGGCATAATTGCTTTGCAGATAAACACTTACTGTGGCAGTACCCCCAACAGCAGTATAACTTGCTTCATCAAATTCTATATGGTAACAACTTCCACCACCTTGAGGAACCAATAACACCTTATTTGCTAATGTGGTTAAACCATCACTAGGGTCTGCATCAGTAACTCCCATAGTAACAAGGTTATCTGCGAGAGTTTCTCCTAATTCAGCCAATGCACCATTAAGTGTTGAAGTATCATTAGTCATAACAAAACACCTCTACTGATTAATATAAGCAATGGCATCGCCAATCAAATCATTCAAAGCCTTACCCTGCTTCGCAGACAAAGCCTTATTCGTAGCACTACTATCCAAACCATCATAAATATCCGAAGTGGTCAAGTAACCACTATGAGTATGGTTTTTGGATGCATAAACAGCATCCAAAGCAGCCTTGATAGTAGCACAAACACTATCATAAGTACTGGTCATAAACCATCACTCCCCCCATTAACTAGATGGGTTGATCGCTTCAGCCAAAGCAGCAGCAAAAGCACTAATCTCACCTTGAACATCACTAATACTAGTGTAACCGCTATGGGTGTGGTTACCCTCTGCAAACTGACCACTACTAGTACCGAATGCACCAGTCTGCACCAAACCACCAGTACCAGTAATCAAAGGCTTGCCACTAGTAGTGCCGACTTTACCATCCTTATCGATGTTACCGTGTCCGTGGCTAGTGGTACTGTAACCGCTAAGGTCAATCCTTGCAGTGTCGACCTTCTCCCAACCATAAGAGTAATTAGGACTAGTACCAGTACGGACAGTGATATAAACCTCATAATTATCATGAGTAGCGGCAGATGATTCAGCGACAAGGTACATCTTGTTCATAGTAGAGCTGCTAGCGGTTGGCAATTCTGCGACAACTGTAATGAGTTCAACAGCACCAATCGCAGCTAACTTATCATTGATTGCATCGTTGATGAGTTTCTGATTAGTCAAGGTCACGGTAGTGGATTCGCCAGTCTTGATATTATCATATGCGACACTATTGGTGATGGTGGTGGTTGCTTGGTCGTGGCTGGTTGGTGTACGGGCATCAGACAATCTGCTATCGTTTCCTTGACAGAAAGTATTCGCAGATGAACCGAAACTACCAGTAGTAACCGCACCACCAGTAGTGGTAATCAATGGCAAGTTAGCAGTAGTCCCTACCTTACCATCATTACTGATGTTACCATGAGTATGAGTACTGCTTGCCTTAGCATCCAAACCAGTCTTAACCAACTTCTCAGACGGAATATTTGAATCACTAGTAGTGGATGACCAACTTGTCACCTTAGTCCCATAAGCAGATTTAACAGCCTTAACCGTAGGATAACTAACAGTATCACTACTATAATCCCCACTAATATCATCCTTCTTATTCGCCTTCTTCTCATAAACCGCATTCATAGCCTCTGCCACAGCAGCAGCTTCTGTACTATAATCACTTGTCATAATTAATTGCCTCCAGTCCTAATATCATTCTCTAGTTTCCAGTATGCCTTCTTAATCTCATACTCAACATCACATAATTCCATCTTCAATAACATTCTTTGATCTATATTATCAAGTCTGCCGAATATTACATTGAACACATCAGTAGTATCAGGATAATCAATACTTGATATGTCTGTGGTGTAACCACTTTCCAGTAGGTTTATTTTTTGTTGTTTTGCAGTTATCCGTTCGGTGTCATCTTCACCATAAATGGTGAATAGGAATCCTTTACCACCTAACACTTCCTTAGGTACGATGACAATATAGGCTTGTTCATTGTCATCATAGTTTAATTGGAATTGGTAGTGTTTGTTATGATAACTGAATATGATGTATTTGGTGTAATTGTCCCATTCCTCATCAAAAGTCAATCGTAGTGTGAGGTATTCTTGTCCTTGGTTGGCTAGGCAAGTCCTTGTCAAACGATGTATGATTTGCCCTACAACCCTATATACTAGTTCCATACTTTTTTATCCTCCACTACTGTATGTTAATGTGTAAACTGTTGTGCTTACTCCGTTGACCGTGTCCGTGCTAGTGGTTAGTGTGCAATCCGACAAGGTGTAATCCGTTGTACTCTTCGAAGAGACAATGTTACCTAACCCTCGTATACTGTCCGGACTAACTATAATCTTCTCAACCATTTCCTATTTTCCTCCAAAAATTCCTTTTTTTATGCAAACCAACCACCACTAATAGTAGCAGGATAAGCGTGTTCGGTTCCAGGTGGACTGCCGTACCCATGTACATAATGACCCCATGATTTGTTGTTATACACACATGTGTCAACGTAACGCCAGTTCCCACTCGTATTTGTTATAATCTTTGCGAATACATGTCCTTTTGTTGGACTTACTTTCACATGAACATACTTCAATGTCAGGAACTCGGTACAACCAGCGGCATCCATCAACGTCAACAATGCCCTTGTTTGGTCACAACAATTTCCCTTTCCAGTCTTTATGACCTTGTCAGGGCTTCGGTGGAAATTTGAATACACGTTATAGTCATACTCAACGTGTTTGTCGAACCATGCAACTATTTTCTTGGCTGCTGATACTCCTTGTGAGTCTCCGACAATGTTCAAAGCAAGATTACGAATATACTGTGACGGATTACCACTAATCTGACGTGTCTTATCACTGGTGTTCTTCACTTCCTTGACATCCTGGGTTATGGTATTATAAACCATCTTACCCTTTTTCAAGGTGTACGCTTCAGTCTTGCTACTTTTGACTGGTTTCTTGTAGACTTTCAAGTTTTTACCATTACTGTCATGGTTCTTACCGAATATACTCCAGTCGGCATCACATTTCTTACAAAAGATTTGACCCTCAGCACTACCTGATTCTCTTCTGCCGGTGGCTGGGAAAACTCCCCAACTGGCCTTCTCATTACCTGCCCAGAAAATGCTCCAATAAATCTGACTGCTTCCACAATGAGGACACTTCCTAACGAATACTGTCTTATAGAATTTGTAACCATACTTGGATTGCTCACCACTCGCACTTGGCCGACCAATAGCCATCAAATATTTACCATCAGGGCTTACACCGTATTTGTTGTAATAGGTTTTCACCTTTGCATTCGCACCCATATTAACATTCAATGATAAATCCTTATACATATCAGCCAATTCAACATCAGCATTAACATTCAAAGAGAGGGTGTTACTGGCAACATCAAGCTTATTACCCCATAATGTACCATTCTTATTACTGGTCAATTTAGTGGTCTTTTGACGAGTATCCTTCTTGTTGTTATTCTTTCCGGATTTACTTGAATGATTGGACTTGTTATTGGTAGTTGTTTTGGTATTGGTTACAACTTCCTTGACACCAGACACATTGATGTCAACAGTCATACTACAATCCAGGAACTCCTCATCACCACCAAAAGTAATCACCATCTTATAATTTCCTGGATCATACTTCAATGGTATGGTGACTTGGCCGTAGGCATTGGTGACTTTGGTGTAATGTGTCTTTGTCAATGTGGTTTGTTTGTTTTCATCGACCTTGTATAGTTGGAATGTTAACAGTTTGTTTGCAGGGTATTGTATGCTATCGGGGTTAGTGTTGTCATAATCTTCATTGACAAGTTTAACAGTATAATTCTTTTTATTCGGATACTTGAAACTCACATTACTTGCTTGTATGAAAGTATTGTTCTGTATCTGTTTAACTGTCTTTACACTGTAACTTGAGAGTTCAATAGTGTTCTTTGCAACGTCATGTGATTCCTTCTCCGTCTTAACAACCCTTGAGGTCAATAATTCGTTCATTCCAGGAATCTTAACATAAACCTTATCATGCAAGTTATAGGCATTGTAAACACCATTACGGAGGTTAGCCACATCAACGGTTATGTTGAAATCAGGTGATTGCTTGTCCTTCAACTTGTTGCACACATCATTGTAGACTGCCCACATCACCTCTGCACTGGTTTCCACATTCCCTATCTTCGGCCGACTCGCAAGGAGGTTCCGACCATCCCTTGTATCCGGTCTGGAATTGATATGAGTGTACTCCGTACCTAAAGCATTGTCTGTCTCAATATAACTTTCACCAGCATTCTTGGTGAATGGTGCTCTCCAATAAGCGGTTCCTATCCAAAACTCCCAAGTACTATTTGCTGGTGTGCTGGTGTCTATGTTATCCTGAGGGTTCTGTGGTCTACGCCAATAATTAGTAGAGGTGGATGTTCCCAACGAGGATTGTGCAGCCGCCAGACTTGCAGCCTTAATCTGTACTTTCTCAAGGATCATTGGAC